TTTGCCCAGTAAGCTGTACCTTGTACAATTGGCATGTTATCTAAACTCCTTTAAGTTTGCCCAGAATATTCTGGAATGTTTTGATGTTACAGTTCATAGCATCTTCAACGTAGGTTGTCAATACTTTTTTTCCCTTGCTTGTAATTTCACTGGACGATAGTTGATGGTGCACCAGATTGTCTCTCTCCTCTGTTAGCTCTGCTATTCTTTTGTAAGAGTCGTACAACTGCTTCGTCACCTCAGATACATTGTGTTCCAGTGTCCTTATTGTTTCAACGTGGTCCATTTATTTAACCTCCTTTGGTTTGCTAAGTTTACCTAGTGTGTCTCTGCCCAGTTGGTGCCTACGTTGTACTCGCCTGTCAGTGGGCAATTTAATTTGTAGTACTCTCCTGCCTTCTTGATACTTTCTATTCCCAGTGTACCTACCATATCTGACAGGGGTTTGTCAACCTCTAACTGCCATTCATCGTGGACATTTGCAACAAACTTTGCCCTCCCTGCACAAGGCGAAGACGATAACTCCTTGTGAAAGATCAGGAGTGCTCGCTTCATCACCACCGCTGCTGCCCCTTGCAGTTGCGTGTTCAGGGCAGCGTGAGGTGACCTGATCCAGAGCATCCTCCCGTCTAGTCCTCTGATGATCCCGCTTCTCTCAGCGGTCAGCGTGACCCTGTGCCGTGCCTCTTGTAGGGCAGGGGTGGCCTCTAGAAAATTATCTATCAGTTCCTGCCCGTCCTTGGCACTGCCCTCCACTATGCTCCCGATCTTGGCAGCGCCTGCACCGTAGAGGAATGCATAGATAAATGTTTTTGATTGGGAACGTGAGCTTAGACCTGCTCTCTCTTGGTTAGCTGTGTGTATGTCACCAGAGACCACGATCTCTGTGTACTCTGGATCGTTCATGTAGTGGCAGAGCATCCTCAGTTCAATGGAAGATGCATCTATACCCACAAGGTTCTGCTTCCTAGGATTACCCGGTACCCATAGTCTCCTGCACTCCTCCCCGTAGGGTGAGTAGACAGCGGGTACCTGTGCCATGTTAGGAGATGCGTGCGCCATGCGCCCTGTGATTGTTCTAAGGGTCAAGACTTTCCCGTGTACCCTCCCTGTCTCAGGGTTGACAGCGTCTATCCAAGAGTTGATCTGTGCGATCCTCTTCTGGAGCATCATGTACCTGCCAACTATCTTGGCCTCTTCCATGTCAATGCCAGATAGAACACTCTCGTCTAGCACAGGGGTGCCTAGGTCAGTCTTCTTCTCAGGTACCCAGCCCTTCTCCATCAGGCGTTCTCCCACCTGCTTACGCGAACCGGGGTTAAAGGGAATGTACTTTACCTTGGTCTTCAGCTGTACCTCAGTGGGGGGAAAGACCTTCTGCATATCCTCCTTGATCTGTACCAGTTCATCGTTCAGTTCTGCCACCAGTATGCAGGCGTTCTCTTGGTCAAGGGCAAAGCCATTGAGTTCCTGTTCGCTCAGTATCATGCGGACACGGTGCTCTAGTTTGATGGAGTCTCCACTGAACTTGTGTAGCTCAGTCTTCAGCACCTTGTATAGTTTACAAGTCAGCTTGGTGTCTTGCATACAGTACTCCCCCATCTTCTCGGTGTACCCTTGATAGAAGAGGGAAGGATCAAACTCTACCTTTGGGAAAGAGAGCTTCCTTCCCCATGCTTCAAGAGAGTGTCCCCCTTCTCTGACTGGGTTGGCAAGTTGGGAAAGGACCATTGTATCGAGCATCTGCTCTGGTTCAAAACGTATACCCCAAAGAAGATCAAGTACGCGAAAGTCAAAGTGAATAGCGTTATGCCCAATAACTTTATCCGCTTGTGACGCAAGAGTTGTAAAGAGATTTCTTTCTCCCTCTGTGTATAGTTTAGCGGTCTCCGTTGTAGTGCCATCCTTGTTATCCTCCACCATGACTGTTCCCACGCACCATATGCGGGTAGGGTTAAATCCATCTGTCTCTATGTCCAAGAACAATCGCTTCATCATAGTACCTCGTCAAAATCCTCTGCGTCTGTCTCTGCGTCTGACTCTGTCCCTGTCTCTGTAGCAGGATCGTCTATCTGTGTCAAGCGCCCTGTGCCACGGTCATAGTGCAGGTGACAGGCAGGGCCGGTGAGCCCAGAGAAACGGTTCTTCAGTACCCGGATCAGGGTGACGTTCCTGAGGTAGAGGTCAGGGTCCTGTCCGTTCCGCTCCAAGCCCAGTACCATGTTACTCAGCTGACCTATGCCAGCGGTACCCCTGAGTTCAGAGAGCGAGGTCTGTCCACCTTCTTCATGTGGCTTACCAGCGGGACGCTTGGAGTGACTGACCATGCCCAGCCATATGTCTAGCTCAATGGTCAAGGTCTTGAGCTTGGTGGCGATCTCGTCCAGTGCCTTTCGCTCATCGCCTGCGCTCTGGTCACTGACAAGGATAGAGATATGATCAAGGAAAATGTACTTACACCCGCAGGCGTGGCGCATGTACTTGATGGTGTCTATGATGGTGTCTATATCGTTTGACCCAAAGGAATCAAAGAACACATACCTGCCTGTGGCCAGAGTTTCCTCAAAGGAATTATCCCATTCATCCTGCGTGTACTCGGTGGTGGGCAGGTGCAGGGGCTTACCAGCGGAAAGGCTCATCATTCCTCGGGCAGCGTCCTCCAGTGGTTCCTCCAGAAAAAGGAGGCCAATGTTATCCTCGGTGTGCTGTTGTATGTGGAAGGCAAGTTCTCTAAGCACCTGCGTTTTCCCCATGCCAGAGCCACTGGTCAGTGTCCACATCTCTCCCTTGCGGATGCCATAGGTCAGGTCTTGGAGGCCGTCCCACGGGAGCGTGAGGCTTTCTGGCGTGGGTTGATTAAGCAGGCGCTCCAGTAGGTCCTCGCCTCTGACAATGTTGGCAGGGGTATACTTCTCAGAGGCAAACCACCTCCGGGTGAAGTCAGCGGAACGGTTCTCCATCAGGTAGTCGGAGGGGTCCTTGCCCTCGTCTAGCGTGACCACCTTGCTCTTGTTGGGGAACAGCTTGGATACTTGGTTAGCCGCCTGCGTACCGCTTTCGTCACGGTCAAAGCAGATGACAATCTCCTTAAAGGAGTTGAGAAAGTTATAGTTATTCTTGCAGTCCTTCAATGCATTCCCTGCCCCGCCCTTGATGGAGACAACAGGGTAGCGTGAGCCTAGTAACTGGTACGTGGAGAGCGCATCTAGCTCACCCTCCACCACGGTGACAGCCTTGGCAGTGGAAGACCCAAAGACCTGCTGTCCAAAGAGGATGGTTTCTTTTGGTGCTCCCTCCCACTTGAAGGACTTGGCCCTGCCTCTGACCTTGTTGGCCACGTGGTTCCCTTCCTTGTCATAGTAAGGGTAGTAGTGTCCTAGTTCTACCCCGTCCTGTACATTGACAGTGACATTGAACAGCTTGCAGGTCTCTTTAGTTATTTTTCTTTTACTAATATCTGTAAAGGCACCCTTGTTAAGGGAGACAGAAGAAGAGAAATCCTCTGTGCTTTCTTCTTCTGCTACCTTCTCTGATCCTACTCCGTACTGATCTAACATCTCTTGCATCTCCTTTGGTAGTTCACTGTTACTAAATCTTTTCTTCTCATTCTTACAAGCATGAGAGAAACAGAAGCCGTGACCATCAGGGTACAGAGCAAAGGCATCTGAACTGTTACCGCAAGGGCAACGATGGTGGGTCACTAGTGCTTCTTCTTGTTCAGTATCTTCTAACATAGTATCTCCTTAAAGTAAAGCTAATAGAAAGACAAAGATAAGTACCCCGAAAGGACTAAGAAAAAAGTATAAGAGAACTATCAGAGGATTGTCAAGAGGATGATTAGAAGAATTATTCTTTTTGGTTTTCATTCTTCTCTATATCCTCCCTGTAGCGTAGCTACTATCATCATTCTGCCTCCTTGTCAAGCGGTTTTTCCAATTCCTCTAATCTTTTTTCAATCTGATGCTTCTCGTACCTGTCAATCACAGAGGATATGACTGACGCTCCCATTGTGAGTGCAGCGCATCCCGGTAGTAGTAGTAGTACTAGTAGTATTGTTGTTGTTCTCAATGAACAGTCCACCACTCTGGTGTACGTGTGTACGCCCACTTAGCAAAGGATGCTTTCTCCCCTATGTAGTAGTTTCGATAAGCCTTGACAGCATCATCTGGTACCTTGTACTGATCAGGCATACACTGTGGTGGTTGAGTGTACTCCCCGCTGTCAGTGATAGAGTGCGGTGGTGTACGCAAAATTTCTTTTAATTTTTTATCTGTCAAGTGTACCTTGTTGTACCTACTGGTGTACTCAGAGCACAGGAACTTGAACAGGTGATAGGTCCATTCGTACTGCAGGAGTGATCCTCTGACCCACTTGGTAGAGGGGTGATTGAGGTGAGCAGTCTTGTACATGCCCAGCTTGTCCGCTTGCTCGTCACCGTCGAGTGCTCTGTGAGCAGTGCATAACATCTGCGCTGTCTCTAGGATCATCTTGACGCAGTGCTTATCACAGTGCATCTCGGCAGAGGTGAGCGGATCAGGATGGAGAAAAAAGATGTTCATTCTGTACCTCCTCTAGGTCATAGTCAGTGATAGATATATACATGATCTCGTTAAGTACTTGTCTGTATTCTTCTTGCGAATACTTGTCAATACTTACATCTTTCATTAGGTCTGTCATTCGTAGAACGTCTGACAAAGGTATGTTTTTTTTAAACATCTGTCTAGTTAATTCCTTTCTCATTCCAGAATAATTCTGTCCACTTACGCTTGGCCCACGGTGATAGACAAGGCCACGTGAAAGACATGTCAGGTCTCTTGTGGTACCAGCTTTTGATCTCTTGCTCCACTAGTCTTTCCAAGGGTGAGTACATTGCTAGGCTTAACATCATAGGTTAAACACCAATTGTCTGGGGTCAGGTATGTCTAGCTCCTCGTCAGGTAGTCCCGGTCCCTCGTCTATAAAGTTGAGGAACTTGTTGACATCTTCTATCTCTATGGCCCTGACAGGGAACTCAACATCTACGATGCTGTCCATGTAGGACCAGAGAATATCTGGTACCTCATCGTGGCTTTGATAGTTGTACTTCTTAGGATTACTCATACCTTGACCTCCTCTATCACCCATGTGTAGTGGTCATGGAGCCAGTGCTCCCCTGTCTTGGACACAGGAGAGACCTGCGTCACTGGTTCATCCGTAAGGGAGGAGATGGGTTTCTCCACCCACTTGACCCATTTCTGGTCAGTTGCACGGCGCACCCATTCGGTGCGAGGAGAGTGGAAGGGACGTATTGTGATCATGTGTATGATCCTCCTAGGTAAGGGTTGGTAGTAGTAGTAAACAGTAGGCAGTTTATACACGTGCCTAGGTGGAGGTGTCAAGCAGCTAAGAGTAGGCTTTGGAAAGGTGCGCTGTTCATCCAGCTACTGACACGCCGGGACCTGTCAAGCAGGGACTTGGTTACGTTATCGTTAGAGGCTGACCCCTTGACAGGGAACTCCTCAGAGTTATGGCTACTGTAGTAGGTCAGGGCAGAGGCCAAGGCCCATACGTTGGAGCCACGGGTACTGACCTCCGTAAGGTATTGATCTTTCATTCTTTCCTGCATCTTCTCACTCATACCGGGGAGAGCCTCTAGCACTGCCTCTGCCTGTGGTATGCGTATGTCAGTGCTTGCCATCACCTGATACCGCTGGATATCCTTGTAGAAATCCCTGACCACCTTGTCCATGTCTAGGATAAAGTTGGAGAGATTAAAGCCAGAGGTGTGGCGCTTGTTCCCCTTGGTATAGTCACCGGAGAT